CCTGTATACACAGTAACATAGGCACGTCCATCTTTACCAAGCCATGGACGCATACTACCAGGGTTCAATCTTCCTTCCCCTGCCATATACGCTGCCACATCACCGTGCACCTGTCCATTTCTCAATATTACATCGATCATTTGTCATTTACCTCCTCTTCATTGTTATACAACTCTGATTTTGATTCTGTCACTTGGATCTTCACCAGAAGAACCTGACATATCCAGATCCTCAAGTGCAACCCCAACTACAGAATCGGGATACGTGGCACCTCCTGCAGATTCCGTATCAGCCTTCTGGAGATATCCATCTCCATGCGATTCCAAGATGTCACCAGTCGACACATTCTCACCATCAGCGAGAAAAGCATACACCTGATCACCTCTACCGGCAATCCAGCACTGTACTTGATCTCCCGCAGCATAGTCGTCGTCAATCCCATCACCCTCCAACTCATTTTCGAGGGCGAACATCTTCTCTGCAAACTGCCCAGCACTACTGTGCTTCTGCACCTTTCCCGCACTGGTCAACTCAATCAGCATCCCAGGGGTGATTGCTGCAGCAGCCTCATACTCTTCTATGACATCAGAGTATTTCTTCAACTTGATCGTATTTTTTGCCATCGCCTAAACCTCCTATAATTCATTGTTATTTTTTCTCTGCCTCAACTCCCGGTGGAAGAAGAATTTCCTCATCTGCATTCGTGGAGAATCCACCAGCAGCCCCTTCATAAGAAACAGGTTTCTTAATGGAATCCGCTGTTTTCTGCAGATCATCATCATCCTTTTTCTTCAGAGACTCTTCATCCCACACCTCATCTGCCTGATTGTCCAGAATATGCTGAATCAACTCCTGTCTATGTGCAGTATACAACTTCTGTCCATAATTGAACTGTTTCTTCAACTCATCCGGCAGAAGCTCCTCGAAAGTCTTGATATCAGAAACCTTCTCCTTCAGAATCTTCATGGCGGCTTCCTCATTGACTTGAGGAGCCCCTTTCTTCAATTCTGCAATCTCGCTTTCCAAAGCGGTAATCTTTTCTTCCGCTTTCGCCTTATCCGCTTCTGCTGCTTCCTTTGCAGTAGTAGTTTCCGCATTTGTTTTGGCACAGGCAATCAACTTATCGACCTGTCCCTCTTCCAATTTCTCCAACCATTCCTTATCATCCTCGGTATACACCGAAGGAGCAATGGTCAGAAGCTCTTTTATTTTATCATTCATTGTATTACCTCCTGTGTTGTTTTTTGGATTCTTTGTCCTTTTCATAGTTACTACCTTTTTATACTTTATCTCCTTTACCACCTCCTCTCCATCATTACCAAATTGTACCTCACCGTCTTTGATTCCATACGTTCTCTTGTAATACTTCTCTTTTCCATTCGTCTCCTTTCTGTAGATAAATGTACCATCATCATAAACCTCTTCAAGATAATGCGAATCCGTATCATTGTCTAAGGAATAAAGCTTATCTCGAATCAGATTTATCGCCTCCAAAAGCCCTTCTGAGTTCACTCTTACCCCGCAACCATCTTGCCAACTACATGCCCCAGCAACTTCCGGCAACAATGCCAGATGATCCGGTCTGTAGTTTCTTGCAATAGCTATGTAATTCTCTCCATTCCACTCACCAGGGGAGGGTTCATCATCTGAGAATACTCCAACACTAACATCCAACGGCTTCTGCTGCATGATGTAAGCGTATGCCAATGGAGATAGTTGCTTTAGCTTGTCTACTTCCGCCCAAACCTCACCTTTCAATTTACCATCTTCCGCCTTACTGTTATACACTCTACCAACTACCGACTGATCAATAACCTTTGGAGAGTTAGCAGATATTGGATGTCCTCCCTCCTCCGGGTGTCCTATCAATACTGGAATTCCATTCCACGCAGCAGGAAACTTACTAAACTCATCCTGGGTATGAAGTAGTGGCCCTGCGCTCCCACTATGGACACCTTCTACCAACATGACTACCGGAATGACAAGGTGTTTCTTCCCTTGATGCGTCTCAGTTCGAATTGTATAGTTATTCGTTGTTAATACATTATATTGCTGATTCTTCATTTTGGCCCTCCACTGGCTATAACATACAGCTGCTCGCTGTTTGTTATCCGGATATTCCTTATTCATCAAATCATTTCCCATACACCTGGAAATGAAAGCATCCTGTTTTTCACCCTTACGTGGTTTTGGTAGTGGCATTGTTTAGTCCTTCTTTCTTTTCAAAGATATTATTATTGAGTAATCTCGATCCAATAATAAAAGTCATCTTCTGAAACCACAATCCGAGTTTGAAAAGCATCTCCATATAATTCTTTGTATGCTCTTAATCTATGATGACCATCTCGTACTTTGAATTTTCCATTTTCCCAAATGGCCACCAATGGATTCATTTGATCTCCACGTTGAATAGCCTCTTTAACTGCGTCAACCTTAAACTCATCAAGAAAATCTAAAGGAATCGCAGAGTCTAATTCACCTACAGAAATATCTGTTTGAACAGGATTTCTTAATTTTCTTACAGCCGCCCTCCATTCTGCATCCCCCTCTTTCTTTGCGACATCTGCTGGCTTCACCCGAAATTCCATTCCTGCTGTTGCTTCCTTCTTAGCTTTTTCTTCAACTACTTTCTTTTCTTCCTCCTTCTTCACGGGGATTGCTACACATCGACAGTTCGGATGATACGGTATCATATTCTGTATTTCATCCAAACTAAACACCTTACCCTCCAACGCAGCGCATTCAGGGCATACATTGTACCCAGCAGTCACCCACTCCGCCCTGACCTTTACTCCTTCAACCGCCCAATTCTTCATCTCTTGGATGTTTCCCTGATGATGAGCCCTGATTATCTCGGTTCTTGCTAAAGTTCGAGCCCTCCTCTCCGCTGGAATGAACCTTCCCAGTGTGTCTGTTATTCCAAGATCCCCTACCGGTCCTGATATTGTCCTGGTTAGTAACTTCGCAAGTTCCCTTGGATTCTTTCCATCAGCGATCCCTTGTGAAAGCACTCGGCTTATTTGAGTGTCCATCTGACTGGTGATACCTTTTAACTCCTGAAAAACACGGGTGTACAATACCCCCACGCGATCCATGTGGAAGGGGGTTGACATGCTCGCTGATATTCCACCAGTCTCTGATAAGGGAGGAACTTTATACCCAGCCCCTTTCATTTCCATCCGCGCCCGAATGACACCTCGTTGATATGAATCCTTGATGTACTTGTTTGTCCATGCTGTTTCGATTGGGGTACCTATCTGTTGCATTGTCCCTACTTCAAGGATTCCCTTTGCCTCCTGCCCCTGTAACCAATTCATAAAAGCATTGACTTTCTCCTCAGACCGAGGAAACGCAAACGCCTTTCTACCCGGTAGGGAGAAATCAGGAGCTGCTAATGTTACCACCTTGAACTCTTTGTCGAGCATACCAAAACAATCTTGCTCTATGATAGCCCTACGGATTATTCCTCTCAACGCCCTGAATCGTTTATTCAAATCACGGACAAAAGCATTTCGTAGATGAGTTGTCCTCGTCGGGTCGTACCGAGAGACAGCAGTCGCTTTCTCATTCTGGATGATAATCGTATCTATCTTTCTGGCCGGTAATGCCATGTTATTCTTCTTCCTCCTGCTGTCCTTCCTCCTCAATTGCAGCTTCTTGCAACTCTGTAATCATATCAACTTGATCCTGATCAAATCCTAAGAAATACCTGTAGAAGGCTTCCGGAGGAACAATCGACTCTGCCGTAGGCTGAGCTGCATACTGATTAAGTGCCTTTGCTCTTATTTCCCCAACCTCCGCCTTTTCCTTATCCGATTTCTCAAACATCGGTTTCCAAACTATGGAGTATCCTTCTTCTTCATCTTTCACAGGAGGAAGAATACCAAACTCCTGACATTTCCGGATGAAAGGTCTGAGGATTGTTCCTTCAACATAATTCTCTCTCCTCCCTTGTATCAAGGAATACCATGAGGTGATGTCTTGAGTACTGGCAAGCTCCCCTCTTTCACTTCCTGTCAATATCCGCTTCGGTATCCCTGTTTGTGCGCTTATCATCTGAATCTGAACATCGACATGTTCACCTGGGTCTGCCACCTGCGTTTCTAAGGCAGACAAATCTATTCCGGTACTGATCAGAAACCTCCGTAAGTTATGTTCGTACTCATCCAACTGATCCTGAAGATCCTTCTCCTCATCAGAAGTCAGCATGTAATCCTTATCCACCTTCCCTTTGTATCCAGGCCTTGCTCCTCTCCAAAACATCTCAGCGGAACCACCTACTAACTTCTCCAAATCGAACAATCTATTATATATAGGAAGCAATCGAGAAGCACCTTTGACAGTTCCCTCCAGAAGCTCCCCTGCAACGTGGAGAATTCGAGAATGATGCACCTGTAAACTTGTTGTCATATCAGAATCCGCCTGGGACAATTTCAATTCATACATCACCGGCAAACCATATCGAGGATTCTGCGTATCAGTCTCCCACTGTACGATTGAAACACTCCCCTCACCCAGAGGACGTAGATATATCAACGGAGCACTCTTTTCCGCAGGAGTCGCAAACTTTTCCTTGTTTGAAACATCGCCTAACCCAAACAACAGAATGGCGTATTCCCCTATCCCTACAAGTTTGTCTAACCTGCACAGTTTACCAATCACATCCAACCCCTCATCTTGAACCAAATTCTTCCAAGCCTTCTCCAAAGGGGTGTCTTCCTCCGTAGACTCTTGAATCAAGCATCCTCCCTGCCAGGAGGCATCCACAGGCTTATCAATCACCGCCCGAGCAATATCCTGCCTTTCATAACGAACTGCGAAATCCCTGTAAGTAAGCGTTTTGGGGTATCCTAACGCCTCATAGATATCTCGATCAGTTCCGTACTGTTGACCCAACTTTGCTGCAAGCTTTGCTCTGGACACTAACTCGGAAAGCGTCTTGATCCTATCAATCTGTGTTCGTAATTCTTCGGTACTTTTCTCAGACATTATTCAACCTTGTTACTTCTTTTTCTTTGGGGTAGGTTGCCGACTTGTTCCTCTATTACCAACACCACCGCCGGAACCATCCCTTCGGCGTTTACCTCCGCAAGCACCTCTACCCCCTCTTCCTGGATTCCCTCTCTGAGCCATGATAACACCTCTTTTCTAACGTCTTCTACTACTAAACAACATTCCTGCACGTTTCTTCCCTTTCAACTTGGAAAATGCCCCACTGGCACTATCCACCTGATCTTTGTACGTGGAGAATGGAAAGTTACGATGTTCCTCCTTGAAAGCGGTAATCCAATCTCCCCGCAATAACATTACATTCCCATTGTTGACCTGAACCGAATAGGGATCTGCTCTAAACACCTTATCACCTGTTGGCCTATCCCCGAATGCAGAGAACCCCGCCAAATTAGTTATCGTAGCCTCTGCTGACTCCTTTCCTCCTGATCCAGGCTCCTGTTCTGTATACACCTGAACAGTTGTACCATCCGCTTCAGCGGTTTCTCTGATTATCTTTTCCCGTACTTCAGTTGACCACTGTCCTCTGACTACATCATGGACAATGAATTTACCATTCTGTAATACAGACATTTTTGTACCTACGGTGAATGCCCCTTTTCCATCTGA